TGGTGGAAACGCTTGATTACGAAACCCTCCTTGCCGAGCGTAAAGCCACGCTGGTTTCCCTCTACCCCGAAAGTGAGCAGATGGCCATTGCGCGCACGCTTACGCTGGAATCCGAGCCGATTGTGAAGCTGCTGCAGGAGAACGCCTACCGTGAGGTGCTTTTGCGCCAGCGGGTAAACGAAGCGGCGCAGGCGGTGATGGTGGCTTATGCCCTCAGCAATGACCTTGAGCAGCTGGCCGCCAATAACAACGTGCAGCGCCTGATGATTACCCCCGCCGATAACGAGGCGGTGCCGCCGGTTGCCGCCGTGATGGAAAGCGACGCCGATTTGCGCCAGCGCATCCCTGCCGCGTTTGAGGGCATGAGCGTTGCGGGGCCGACGGGGGCTTACGAATACCACGCCGCCAGCGCCAGCGGGCTGGTTGCCGATGCGTCCGCAATCAGTCCGGCACCGGCGGAAGTGATCGTCCCCATCCTGTCGCGTGACGCAGACGGCACCGCCTCCCCCGCGCTGCTGGCTACGGTGAGCGCCGCGCTCAATGACGACGAGGTGCGCCCCGTGGCTGACCGCGTCACGGTGCAGTCGGCGAAGATTGTGAATTATCAGATTGAGGCGACGGTATTCGTTTACCCAGGGCCAGCCATTGAGCCGATTTTAGCGGACGCCCAAAAACGCCTGCTGGCCTACATCAACGAGATGCGCCGCCTCGGGCGAGACATTCGCCGCTCGGCAATTTATGCCGCACTGACCACGCAGGGCGTGCAGCGCGTTGAGCTGGCCTCACCGTCCGGCGACGTGGTGCTGGATAAGACGCAGGCGGCAAACTGCACCGCCTACACCATCACGTCCGGCGGCTCTGATGAGTGACCTGCTGCCGTCCGGTTCAACGCCGCTTGAGCGACGCGCCGCCGAGGCCTGTGCGGGCGTCAGTGATTTGGCCGTGCCGCTGCGTGACCTGTGGAACCCTGACAAATGTCCGGTGAAATTTCTGCCCTATCTGGCGTGGGCTTTTTCTGTCGATCGCTGGGATGAAAAGTGGACGGCCGCGGAAAAACGCCAGGCGGTGAAAGACGCGTTTTACATTCACCGGCGCAAGGGAACGGTCGCGGCCATTCGGCGCGTTATCGAAAACCTCGGCTACACCATGACAATTCAGGAGTGGTGGACGGTTGCCGACCCCGCAGGCACGTTTCGCCTGAGCATTGACGTTAACGAGATAGGCATTACCGCCGCCATGGTTAACGAGCTGGAGCGGCTGATAGGCGATGCAAGGCCGGTAAGCCGCCATATCTCGCAGCTTACCCTCTCGGTGAGAACGGCGGGCTTTGCCTACATCGGAGCCGCCAGTTTTGATGGCGATATTCTTACTGTTTACCCGTCAGATTATCAGCCTGATGACAGTATTTCTTACAACGGAACAGCATCTTACGATGCAAATTATCAGTATTCGGAGAGGCTAGATGACTAACATTAACGAGTCGGCATTATGGGAAAAAAATATTCATCAAATCCAGCGTGGCGAGCGCGTTGTGGGCGGATTGGATGGCGTAGCAAACGTGCAGGCGGCGCAGCTGGCAAACCGCACGCAGTATTTGAAAGCGGCGATTGATGATAATCCTGATTTGAGAGGCTTCACGTTTTATATCACGGAGTCCGATCCGGATGGCACGCGTGCTGGGCTGGCCGCCACCACGAAAGACCAATTGTTCCGAGTCGCGCAAGGCGTCGGTGGGTTTATCAGTTTTATTAACTACCGCAATGACGGGGGCAAGGCCGTTGCCGTGGCCTACAGCAACGCCGCAGGCTCGGCGATGGCGTTTAAGGACGTTGCCACTTTGCTGGCCTTTGTCCCCACGACGGCCCATGCACTGGCAATGGATGCAAGCAGCGGCAGTTTATATTTCTGGAGTAATGGTGCCTGGGAAAAGGCACCCGACCCGCAGCAGGAAGAAATCGACAACCTAAAGCAAATGTTTGGGTTAATGCCGGATGGCTCTTTTGCCATTAAAGGGAATAACGGGGTTATTTTTCACATTGGTGATTTAGGGGGAATTATTCAAGCGCTTGAAGCAGAAAGAACGTTATCCGTTAAAAATGCCGGTGTACTTTCATCGTCCGAGCTGCCTTTTATTATTTTAGGTGCAAACGGCTTGGCCCTCGCGCTGACAAAGGAAGGGGTACTTAATACCGTTTCGACGTCGGTCGGCGGTAATGCATTAACCGATAATCCTTACGGGCTGGCATGGAGTGTTATGGGGCAAAATGGTTTTGCCGCCGCGCTCACGACAGACAGTGAATTGTATATCAAAAAACTTTATGCCGAAGAAATCGTAACGGGCGGCGAGTCCTCTTCACCCCAGGCGCTTAATTTGCATGACCGCTATTTTGATGCCGACGGTAATTTATCGCCGGTCAATCCTGACATGCTGAAAATGTCCGGCTGGGGATCGTCTTCCTTCACCCAGGGCGGCGTCGGGGTGAATTTCACTAGCCTTGCGGCAGAGCTGGGCGTAACAGACTGGAACAATCAGGGGCAAGGCGGCGAAACCTCGTTTCACGTTGCGGCGCGATTTGGTGCGGTGCCGTTTACGTTGAAATTTCCGGACAACACGCTGCCTGCGTCCGGCAGTGTCGCCGTGGCGTGCCTGCAGTTGCCGAGCAATTACTACAGCAATTATTTGAAAAGCTACGACGGCACGCTGCACGGCGTGGCGGGGAATTTGAAATGGGACAACCAGTTAAAATCCCTGAGCTTTACCCGAGCTGCCGCCGGTGATGCCGTCGCGCTATCAGGGCCGGAGGATTTTATTCCTAGCCTGCCCGTGACTTATCGCGATGGCGTCGTGCTGCTGTGGATGTATAAAAACGATTTAAAGTTTGATGCGGTCACCAATCCTGAAATAACGATGGATACCATTTTTAATAACGTGGTGAAAACTGTCATGCACGTTTCGACAATGGTTAAGCGTGTATTAGTTATTGGCGTATTTAATGATAGCGCTTACGGCAACGATATTTATAAAACGCGTCTCGCGGAAATGAATCGCCGCTGCAAGGAAAAGTTTGGCCCGCTATATGTCGATACGCAAGATTATATGTGCAGCGCGCAAATATGGACTGATGCGGGGATCACGCCCACGCCATCCGACCTGACAATGCAGGCGCAGGGGTATAAGGCGACGTCATTGTCACTGGATGCCGCGCATTTAAATATGGCCGCCCATAAAGCCGTTGTCGAGAATGTGATTAAAACGCATCTGTTAAATTTAAACTGGTACAAGTAAGGATTATAAAATGGCTGGATTAAACATTACCGTCCCGACGAATTTCACCTCTGTATTAAAAGACCTTTCTTTTTTGAAAAGTTCTCAACAGGTCAATATGGCCTACCGTGGCCTTTACGGGAAAGACAGCGCAACGTCATTGCTCAATAACGTGGATAACGCGGTATCAAAGCAAATTACCTCCGTTCTCACCCGAACGCCCGAAAAACTGACCTTTAAAAAAGGCCTGTTTTCCTTTGTGGGGCCAGGTGCGGATAGCGTGAGTGCAACGGGTATCCGTGCGGCCGTGCCGGTGTCATACATGATTGCCGACGGTATTCCGGTTAGCCTGGCCGTTTCCTTCAGAAAGATAACCAAGGTTAAAGAGGCTTTTCGCCGCACTTATCCTATTGCGACGTTTTATTACGCGCAGAACGGCGCTGAGCTGACGTCGGCCCCCATGCTTTGCATTGCCGCGTACATTGACGACAGCAACAATCACCGCATTTGTGCCTGGTCGGGAAGCATTGCCGATGCAAAAGATAACCTCGCAGAACAGTGCTCAGTGCCGGTTGATTTTGCTTCGGGCGATATCATTAACGCCGTTGTCTCTCGCGATGCCGCCGGACTGGTCACGCTGGTTGTAAAAGCGGGGAATGCGGATCCTTTGACCGCGCAGTTTAAATTTGCGAAGGCAACGAACCTCGCCGCTGAGACGGCCACCGAGGCGGCGGTAACCTACGGGGCGATGAACTCCCGCACTCTGACCAGCGGTGAAATCGCAATAGGTGAGTTTTGGCCGCGCCAGGTGCTGACCGCCGATGAAATGAAAGGCGAGGCCGAGCTGCTCTACCTGCGTTCAATTTCACGTATTTAATCCCGCATGGGCAAATTGTCCCCCTGACTGAGAAGCAATAAGAAGGTAATCATGGCTGAAAAGCGTTTTATGTCGAAGCTGACAGCGGTTGGCGAGGAGAAGATTTCTCAGGCCACTATTTCTGGCTCACCGGCGGGGTTCGCTTTTATGGCCGTCGGGGACGGGGGCGGCCGCGTTCCCGTGCTTGACCCGACGCCGGTCGGGCTGGTTAACGAGGTTTATCGGTCGGCGCTCAACAGCCTGACGCTGGTCGATAAAAGTCGCAATATTATCCAGGCAGAAATTATTATTCCTTCGCAGGCGGGCGGCTTCACCCTTCGCGAGGCGGCTTTGTTCGACGACGTGGGGGCGTGCCTGGCTGTCGCCAGCATCCCCGAAACTTATAAGCCTTTGTTGGCCGAGGGGGCCGGACGTCACCAGGTGATCCGCATTTGGCTTGCGGTCAGCAGCGCGGCCAGCGTGCAGTTGAATGCTGAT